GTCGGCACGTCAGCGGAGGCGATAGCCCGATATGTTGGCGCACCAGCGGCACCGTTGGGCGATGCCAGGAAGAGGTTAGCCGTCTGTGAGGCGCGTACCGCAGTCAATGTGCCTGAGGTTGTGACGGGCGAGCTGGAAATGGTGAAATCGGCAGGGAGCGATAGGCCGACACTGGTAACGGTGCCCGATCCCGTACCCGCCTGCGCAACCAGATTCCAATAGGTCGCATTCGGCGGGGCATTGTTCGTGTTGCCGAGGATGCAGATATAGGACGATCCGGCATCGCTCACGGTATCATTGATGATGTAGGCGGTCGCGCTACTCCATGCGCCCTTCCATTGATCCCAGCCGGGGCCGGTTGGTCCTGTTGCGCCCGTGGGTCCAGTTGCCCCTGTTGGCCCGGTTGATCCAGTCGCGCCAGTCGGCCCGGTCGCTCCCGTAGCCCCTGTCTGCAAAACGAGATTGAGCGTCTGAGCCGGGGCCGTGCCGGTAATCGTCGCGGCCGCTGGGCCAGCCGTTACCGTGCCGATAGATAGCGAGTTAGCCGGCCCCGTCGCGCCCGTTGGGCCTGTTGCTCCGGTAGGCCCGGTAGCACCCGTTGCGCCGGTCAAGCCGGTCAATCCCGTCAGGCCGATATTCCAGCTTGCGAACGTGCCCGATCCCGTTACCGAGGTCACATTGACCGTCAGCGATGTCCCGGAATAAGCGGTAATCTGCCCGACCATCATGTTAGACGGACTGGCCGAACTGGCGATGTCAAGCTCTTGGCCGACTACCCATGCGATGTTGGCTTGCGTGACGAACGTCTGACTGCCCGTCCCGATAGCGATGCTCGTCAGGCTCGTGCCGGTGATCGTCGGAGGCGGTCCCTGAAGGCGGGAATTGAAGTTACGCAAGTCCGTGATGTTGGCATTTGTGATGCTGGTCACACTCGCCTGGACATGGACCTGGGCGAGTATCAGCGTGCCCTGAGGAATGGTCGGAAGGGTCGGCGTGCTGGCGTTGAGTACCGCGGTCCCTGCGGCGATACCGAGTGCTGGCCCAGCGACCCCGACATAGGCATAGACGGCATCGTAGCGATGGTATCCGGTGCCCGGAGCAGTCGTGACCGTTAGATTCGCGTCAGTGATGATCGAGACGTTTTCGTCGGCCATCAGGAACAGGCCGGCATACACAGCAGCAGCGTTTCCATACTGCTCGATGCGGGCCGGATTCGGATCGACGCGGGACGGGTTCAGGTGCCCCGAGTCCCCCGAGGCAGCCCCCTGGATCGAGAGCGTCATGCCAGTCCCAGCGCCCTGCTGGATCATGCACCCATAGATGCAATTCTGGCCGGCCAAGAGGTATATCTTTCCGTTGTCGCTTGCCCCTTGGATGGCAGCGGCCAGATTCGCTATCTGGTTTCCCTGCGCGACAATCTGATCTACGATAGTTGCCATTGCGTTTCCTTAGGCGGTCGGGGCGTCCGGTGCGGGGGTTTCAGCGGGCTTCGGCTCCATCTCCTTCAGCGCCTTATCGACTTCGAGCAAGATGCCGTTGGCTAGGGCTGTGGTGATCCGGTTGCCCATGTTTTCATTCAACTGCTGGATCAAGGATTGAAGGGCCGGATTCATTGCGACTCCTGGAATGAAAAAACCGCCTCGCGGGCGGCTTAGGATGGAATTTAGAAATTAAAACTTAAGTCGGTGCGCCGTTTGCTGTGATATATGATTGAACGAGATCAGATGCAAACGCATCGGCGCCCGCTTGGTTGTAATGCGGAATATATTGAGAATAGGCGGCGTTCTTATATGCGCCCAGATTCTTGAGAATCTTGCAAACCGCCCCATGCAAGATTTGCAGATTCGAGCACTTTGCAGCGGCCTGATCATAAAAAGTGGCATCCGACTCTAAAGTCGGGAAGGTGACATAGTTACCGTTCATCACGATTTGTGGAAAAGCGATAATTTCAGCTCTTAATCCAATAGCCGCGCAATCATTCCCAATCTGCACTAGATTATTGATCGTGGTGGCAGGGGGAACTCCATTGATCATGTCATGTCCTCCGGTCGAGGTGAGGACCATTGAAAATTGAGACCCGTCGCCCCCGGAAATAACGAACCTGTGAATCACGTTCATCACATCAGCACTTGTGAAAGTGGCGATCTGAGTTGCGAAATTATGGACAGGGAAACCTAATGCAATGAGTGAATTTCCAACGTTAGGTTGGCCTGGTGCTGGGCCAGCAGCCCAAGAATCTCCGAGTAAGGCGATTGGTTGCATTGTTCTTCCCTATGCTTATGCGTTATAGATTGCGATCTTGTACTGTGATGCCCCGCTAGCCAAGATCAAATAAGCTGCAGGCGTTGCCGGTAGCGCTGAAGCCGATCCAGCAGTGGCAGAAGTTGCCGTCGACGTTCCGAGCATAACGGTGCCTGTCGGCGACGTTGAAGGGGTAGCCGTCGTGAGGGAGAGCGTCCTTACGCTCACCACTCCGTAGAAGTTGGAGTATCCATTCACCAACATCGCCGGATTTGTGGCGCTGCCTGATGACGACGTGGCCTCAAATGCGAAGAGGCTAGCATTCCGCGACTCTGCGTAGACGCCCACACCGGAAGATCCCGTGCATATCCCAGCAACACCACTCGCTACGGGGTTGATGCCATAGATCGCCGCACCGCCCACATAGTTACCTGTGGCATACACATAGCCACCAGTGTTGACATTTCCGGCGAAGTTTCCAGACGCCCCGGATATGTCCCCAGCGAACGTCGCCGCCCCGGTAGTCCCGTTCAGCACAAACTCAATCGCCCCAGCATTGACCGCAACGATCCCGTACTCGTTGAAGATAACGCCCGTGCCAGTCGCGCTCGATCCGTTCCAGGTAGCCGTTCCAATTTGAAACGCGCCAGACGTGGTGAAGGTGATGTTACCGCCAAGGACATCGGCAGCGTTCTTGTTCAGCTTGTTGGACAGCCCGGAGTAGGCAGCCGATCCGTAGCTCGCATTAGAGACTACCGTACTGGTCGAAGTCCCAGCCAGCAGAGAATTACCGCCCAGCGAGAGATTCGTGCCGTCCCATGTCAGTTGCGCGCCAGCGGTAGCCCCGAATGTAAAGTTGCCGTTTGCCTCGATGGAAACCGCAGACTGGCACTGAATGAACGGCGTCGCTCCGGTAGCGTCGAGATTCAACCAGGATAGGCCGTCGAAGCTCTGCACCTTGCCGGTCTTGATTACGCCACCGATTATCTGAGTGATCGACGGGTCAATTCCTCCGGCAATCTGCCCGCTGATCGTTCGATGCCAGTCTGCAAAGGTCACTTCGCCGACGATGGCTATTTTGTCCGAGCTGATCAGGGCCGCGTCTTGCGTCAGGAGGATCTGCGAGATTACGGTGTCGGCAGAGACCTGTAGGCGGACAGCGCCTTCGAGGTTAGAGAGGCGAGAGGCAAACCCGGCAATCACTGCCTGAGCGTTCGATATATCGTAAGGGGATGGCGTATAAGGGCTCGGTGCTTGAAACCCGTTCTGCGTAGCCCCTGGCGAAAACTGCTGATTCATCATCAGGGCGCCGATAGCAACGCTCATGAGTACGCCCCCCCGAATGCCAGCGGCACAATGTCAGACCGAATGATCTTGCCGAGAACGATTTTATAGGTCGCGCAATTCAGTGAGACCGACCATCCTGCAGGGATGTTGATATTGACCTCAGCCTGTCCCGTCCATGTTCCGTCCGCGGCTTTTGAAAATGCCAGGGAAGGAATGGGTACGATCACGGTGCCTGCGCCTGGTGCAGGGTAGTAATGCATAGGAAGCCCTGCGGCGCTCATTGGTACGGTCCCCTCAAGGCCTCGGACGCATCCTGTGATATGGAAGTGCCCGTAAATATCTTGAGTGACGCCGGCCCAGCTCAAGACCTCGTAATTTGAACCAGAAACCAGACAGCCGAGACGATAGCTTTCGCCCGGGACTCCGTAGGTATCCGAGCCGTCAATTCCTCTATCGTCATACCACGGGATTTCTACCCAATTGAGCGTTTCCCCAGCCGTAGGCGTTAGATCAAAGGGGGGATTGAACAGGAATGAAGTCGCTGTAACTCCTGTCGCTTTCCGCCATTGCGAAGTCCCGAACTGCGCCCAATACATACTTACTGTGGGAAGGCTCGTATCATTCGGCTGATACTGCGACGTGTTGATGATCTCACCCGCAGTAGAACCTGCCAGGATAGGAATGGTTCCTGAAGCCTCAATCGTCACCGAATCAATCGTTAGATCAGCTCCGCTATCGGTCAGGATCGACACCTGATTAGGCATGTTCGTCAGCGAGTACATCACCGCGAGACCATCCGGTAATGATTCCATCGGTTGGGCGAATCCAGTCGTTACTCTAATCTTGGTAACGATCCCCGTACTATCTATGGCCGCGAACAACACAGGATTCATTGGGTCGATCAAATATTGCCCAATGGGAGGCCATGTCAGTCCGTCGCTTATCGCGCTATGAGTCGATGTCTCTGATGCATTACTGACCGTGAAAACTGCGAAATACTGTTCGCCGGCCGGAGAGGGCGGCGGATTTAGAACCTCAATATCGATAAATGAATTGGGCGTGTAAGGTGTCCCGCTGAGACTTCCGACACTCCCGTAATGAATCCATCCGTTTGGATCAATCTCCGTTAATTGCTGGGCGACTTGGTAATACAAGTCAATCTTAGTGATCGGAATCGAGCTATTCGGGATCGGGCACCGAACGCGAAACTTCGGAATTACCGCACCAGGAGACAAGGCCACAAACGATGCTTTATCCAATCCAGGAAACGTAACAACAGCCGATCCTGTCGCAGAGGGAATTGCTGAAGGCGTGCCCGTACTGGTGCTAGTCGTCGCCGTGGCGACAGTTGAGGCGACCCCCAAAGACAATAGGAATTGATGCCATGCCTCTGTCGGCATCCCTGTTTTTTGATCAAGAAACGGAGTTACCGGATATTTAGCTGGGAAGGCCATCAGTTTGCCGCCGCGGTCGCTTTGAGGTTTGCGGAAATAATCGAGCAATTCACAGGATCGGAAACGGTGACTTCAAAGATGCGATCCCGAGCCGATCCAAGCCGGCGCCAGATAGCGCGATTCTTAAACTGCCCCTGAGCGCCTAGCGTTACCCAATGCTCGCTAGACCACGTAGAGCCGCCATCATCTGACCAGCGCAGCATCGCTTGAGGGTTAGAGCCTTGGCCCGTGCTTAACCCTACTCCCGGTTCAAATTGAATCTGTAGCTCACTAAAGTATTGACGCTGAAAGTCTGTCGTTAAGTGGGGGGCTCTGCGGACTCGACGTACGGGAGTGCCAGCATCCGTCTCCGCCGTCTGGGATAGAGAGTAAATCTTGCCGTTCTCATAATCCCCGATGATGATCTGGCTATTCATCACCGCACAGCAATTTCCACGATGGCGCGTGAATCCCTTCGCGGCGTCCCAATAAAGCCACTTGTGCCATAAGCCAGTGGCGGCATCGAAGACCCATGTCAGATTGATTGAGGGGACGGTCAGAACGTAGAATTCATGACCCTCTAATTGGTAGGTGAATGCGGACGCATCGCTAATAGAAACGCCGACCATGCTATTTTCAATGGCATGCGTTGAAATACGCTCCATGCTATAGCCGTTCATCACACAGACGATCGCTTGTCCTCTCGTATCTTTCGATAGGAGCGCGAACGAATTGCCTAACCTGGAAATAGAGCGAACGGCCGCGCAACCGTGCTGCATGCTCGATCCTGGGATAATCTCAAATGGAAAGGGGAAGGCTCCTACATCTACCCACACTTCGGAGGTGAATTCACCCAATAGATAAACCTGCCGATGATTGACAATCAATCCGACAAGGTTATCTGACGACCCAAACTTCGACGCGAAACTGAGTGCCTGGGTGGTTGTTGATAACGCATCAGTCGCGGCCCACTGTTGACTATTGGGTCGCGCATAGGCGAGGAAATTATCCACCACGTCGACACATGATCCCCCGACGAATGCACCATCGGAATAAGGGATCATCGTTAGAGTATTCGTTGCCAGATCCACCGAATAACGGGAATTGACATCAACGATCATCGCAGATAGTACGTTGTCTGAAATCCCGCAATAGCCGGAGTTTGAAAGCAGTTCTCCGATATAGGTCGCGTTGAACCCTGAATTGATCAGATAGACGCTTGAACCGCAGACCGTAAGAATCGCTGTCGATCCCGGAAGCGTATGCATGGCACGGATGGGGCCGACATTCGGCAGTTGAATCTCTGTCACTAATCCCGGAGTGGGATACAGTGCAATCATTCCCCGTTGCTGTGGCATGCCCATCTGTGGCATGCCGGGGTTTTTCATGGGGTCAACTTCTGGATAGTAGTTGATGCACTCTTGGTCGGACTGATAAATACTGGGTGCGGTATAAGCGGCCCCGACGAATTTGAAGTCAGCCATTTCAGTAGAAACCGCCGCTCAAGATAAAGCCCGCATCAAGCGCTTTTCCGGAGAACAGAACACCATCGAACCGGGAACTTTGCTGCGGCCTCTTGTTGGCAGATTTGATCACTCCCTTGAAACGCGTGGCATTCTGATGAATCATCTGCGCCATCATCTGGTCATTCTTTCCCCATGCGGGCATCAGTAATTCAGCCAGTCCCCAGCGGATCGCCATGTTGTAGCCTTGGGGCAACGTGATCGTATCGTTGAGTGTGTTGAACTGATTCAGGATCGTGTCACATTGAAGGTGCATTTCTCCCATAGAAGGGTTCGGCCAATAGTTCAGAATTCCAACCGGCTCACTCGGCTGGTAATAGACGGCTCTTGGCCACGGGCCAGGAAGCGTCTTGATCCCGATCAGCTCATAGTTTTCCAGATTGATAACAGCGACCGGATAATCTAGCGTTCCCGTGATTGAATTCACCACACGAACGAAGGCGGAATTGATGCGCAGCGGACGTTGTGCTGAAGACGTGACGGACCCAGACGCGAGCGATAGAGACGTATTGAGATTGTAGGTTCCAAGTGCCGCGGCTCCATTCCCCCCGCGGCCGGTCCCATAACTAGTAATCGAGACAAGCCCGGAGATTCCAGCAGCGGAGAACGTTTGCCCAACCGCTAAAGCACCTGAAGCAATTGCCGTCACCGTCAATACTGAACCGGAAATAGACCCGGTGAAAGAGCAGCCAAGATCACCGCCTGGGCCAATCGAATAGATATACTTCCCCGCGATTAATTCGTGGATGACATCTTGAACGGCATACACCATTAGCGATTCATTGCTCCACGAATCGAGCATATCGTTCAGAGTGTTTAGACAGTCATTGGCATCAGAAGCCGCGATCGTTTCGCCAGCGGCCGCGCCTCCGACGTCTTGGAGCGCTTTCGTAATCAGTTTCAGTGGAGTAGTGATCGCCATCTCAATACTCCAGAATCACGATGCCGGGGCCACCATTTCCACCCGCACCTCCGACCACAACCGTAGCCGTTAGCGCAATAGATGACGGAGGGAACCATTTGATAACGGTTGCGCCGCTACTCCCTTGTGTCTGGTAATTTGCCCCTGAAGTCATGGGACCGCCGTAGCCGTATCCAGTGGGAGTAATACACGGCCCTATCAATCCTCCACTCGATCCGGTAGAGCTTCCGAGCGAGCCATTGATGTTGAGATCGCCACCAGAGGCAGCTGCATTCCCTGCGCCATTCACACCGCCTGCGGCAGATAGCGTGACGCCGTTATAGACGAGGGACGATAAGCCACCAGATCCCGGAACTTGGCTACTCCCGGAACCGCCCCCTTGTACCGTGGCCTTGAAGGCGAAACCTGCGGGCACCGTCTGCGTGCCACCGGTGGTGAAGATGATGACTCGATTGGTTGCCGAGAACGGATAGACGGGGCCAAATGACGGATTTGTGAGTATCCACGATGAGAAAGTGCTTGACCATCTGAGCTGTAAAAGCGCCCCAGCTCCTGCAATATCTTCAGATACAAGAGGCAAGTTGTTGTACTTGACGATGGGGAATGCGCCGGTATTCGTAGAACCCAACGTTAAGGCGAAGGTAGGATTGACGAGCGTATTAGCTGCGGTGGCTTTTACTTCTACCTGAAAATCATCGGCGAGAGTGGTAACAGTCGCCGCCAGAGTCGCAGTTATGGCATCCCCGGTTCCTGCTCCTATGACATACGGAGCAGACCCGATCACCGCCGGATAAGATGGATGGGTGGAATTCAACAAGCCAGGACTTACAACAGTCAAACCGCTATCCAGGCTCGCCGCGTCCATCGTCAATACGACAGTCGTAATACTGCCGTTATAGGTGGAACTGGCGACGGTTCCATAAACCAGTGTTCCCGTAGAGATAGATGCCTCAACTCGTCTCAATGGCTGGAAAGTGGCAACAGCATTCCCGGCAACGGAAAAACTCGTCCCGTTGATGAATGTCGGCGTTCCAGAATAAGCATTCCATTCAGAAATCGTCGGAAAAGCAGGGTTCAGGACGGGATCATTTACCCCATAGACGTTATCGAACGTCGGACCCACGGGATTTCCAAGAGAGTCCTGCAAAATGAACTTGTACGCCTGACCCGCCGTGAGCCATATTTCGCTCGGAGGACGTCCATCAGATCCCAAGACAATGGGATTTGTATTGGCTATACTTCCCGCTGAAGTGGTATAGGTCGCCTCCGGTGTTGAAGTCCCGGCCTGGTAGGCGTACAGTAACCCTCCGGCCAGCACTTGACCGGACGCATTGAAGCCCTGCCATGCGTTGAAGACCGGCGACAAATAGACTGTGGTCATGTACTTTCCTTTAGGCGAAAAAATAGCCGCTCTGGGCGGCTAGGAGACGAGATGGAAACGTTTAGCACGTGGCTGATAATCAGTTGGCTTTTGAAGAAGTGGGACGACAAGAGGATTCGTTGGTATAAACCAAAGAACCCGACTCGATTACCTGGGGAAGTCAGAAATCTTGATACCCGCCCCTGGCTTAAGTGACCGATTCAACATCTTTGAGGTTGAGCGATTTTCCAGCCCTCTACGAATCAAAGAGCCGACGGGCACTCCTCCTGCCTTCACATTTAAAGCCCCCTCTGCTGCCGACTTTGCGAAATCCATCGCATGAGCCGCAACCGTCGTATTCGAGTTATTCACGAATGACCCTCTGGGCTGCTCTTGGGTATAGCGCGCAACATTCCCGAGCGTTTGCACAGTTTTGGCTGTAGTGGGATCGAATACAAGGGGGGTCTTCTGGTCCAAACCTGTGATCGCTTTGTTGAGCGCAGCTTGACTGACGTTTCCTGCACCAGTTCTCGTATCAAGCCCTGATGCAGAACGGAGATGATCCACTACACCTGCTCCGATAATTTGGCGAGCCATCGGGTCCGGGGATAAATTGCTCACCATGTTCCCGACGTTCGCAGTTTTCCCGTTGATGACATACTTTCTGATAAATTGATCCGCTACCGGAGAAGGTTCGCCAATCGGCACGCCATCATTCACGGCCGCCTTATAGGCTGGATCAGTTGCCAATTTATCAAAACGGGCTTTAGCGGCAATCCGAGCTGCATCCGCCAGCGGTTTAAGTGCAGCAGTCCCTTCCGACATCGGGAGGGATTCGAGGGTATTCCGCACAACACCAATTGCATGCGATGCGTTCCCGTCCGTCGCAGCTCTTTGTGCCTGACCAAGTACAGTACGCAGCGTCTCGAATTTATTAAACGTCAGCGCGTTTTCTCCGTCACGGTATGAAGCCAGTAAGTTCTTTACTTCCGCTGGTAGGAAGTATCCGCTGTCATCGGCCGCCAACGCGGTATCTGCCGCCGAAACAAAGTCCTTCCCGCTTAGCGGCATATCGCCACCGTTCGCATCAGCTAGCGCTTGGTATTTGTTGGTGATGTCTTGGCGGATGGGGGAGTCAACCTTTTTGTATGAATCCACCAGCGCCTGGTCGTTGGCTACGCCGGTCGTAGCGACATCAGGCGCGACCTTATCTCGAATCGCGCTAAGGTTTTGAGCAATAGCATTTCCTTGCTGGTTAAATCGCGTGGCGAGTGCAGGAAATTTTCCCCTGTTGTTTTGCTCCAGAGAAATCAGGCGGGGGTCTCCGGTAGCCTGGCCTGCCGTAAGCTCAACTGGGACGGGCAAAGACGCAGCCTCGGCATGCCGACCAACAGCCGTTGTATTTGCCCCGCGGCCCGCTTGTTTTGCCATTTGTTGAATGACATTTTCAGATTCCGTAGGACTGGCAGCGGCGGTTGATGATGGCGGTGTGGAATTGGATCCGCTAGGGGTTGCCGCTTGCGCTGCACTTGCTTGCTGCTGCACTTCTGGTACCGGTTGGCCCTTGCGCATATACGCCGGCAAATCAGGTGTAGTCGGAACAAAATTCTGTGCCTGTTGTTCAACCTGAACCGGGCGCAGCGCATCGAGCGATGAAGTCACAGGGGATGCAGACTTCAGCGCAGCCCTCGCTTCCGCTGCTTTTCCCCCCTTACCGCCGAGCAACATGCTACCGAGGTTCAAAACAGCGCCAGTCCCGGCCCCAATTGCTGCAGCCGTACCGGGAGATGCCCCCTCTTTAAGTGCGAGTTGATTGGCAACATCGCCGCCTTTATTGGCAATCTCGCCAGGGTAGTTCATGGGATTGTAGGGGCTATCCAATAGGGCTACGGCAGTCCCTGAGCCTTTCCCTGGCTCACCTTGGTAGGTGTGGGCTTGCTCGTATTGCGTGACTGCCTGGGCGGCATCCGCACTTGATCCCCCTGTGGCGAGTTTTGCCAGGCCTTGATAGCCGCCGATGATGCTTGAGCCGATCCCGGTTAGGAGATGTGCAGCACCTCCTGCTATCCCACTCCGAACATCATCAAGATTTGCGGGAACATTTCCGATGCCAGCGGCTGCCGTCTCTGGGGATACAGGGGGCGGTGATAGTGCCTTGTTCCCTCCGGCATTGAATTGATTCACCGCAGACAATAAAGACCCTGCGTTGAACGCATTAGGATCATTAGCGGGCGTCGTGTCTTGCGAGGGCGCATTCACACCGTTCATCACCTTGCCGACATATGCGGCCGGGTCTTGATTCTTGAACCCGCCGTATTCCGCAACGGCCTTTATCAAATCCCCACCATTGGCCTGGGCGAGATGTTGCAGATAAAAATCTGCCGCTGCCCGCGCTTGACCTGGGTTGAATGGATCGAACTTCACTCCCTGCTTATTCAACATCGCAACCGTCGAGGGCAGGAACTGATAAGCCCCCATCGCGCCAGTCTTCGGATTCACGGCGTGCGGATCTCCACTGCTCTCGGTCTGTTGGAGATTATCGAGCAGTTTGGGAGGGGTTCCGTATGCGGCATTAGGATCGAATACGGGGGCTACGGTCGGCGCAGACGAAGCATTCCCTTTGATGAGCACATTCATCACGCCATTATCAGTAGGCGTAGTAGGCGCGGACGGCGCAGGGCTACTCCCAACCGCCGAATTGATCGTGCTCAGGAAGTCACTCATTACAGGTGGCCTTGTTGCGCGAGCTTTTCAATGTTTGCCGCCTTCTGAAGCATCGCTTTGAATTGTGGTGCAGACGTATTGACAGAATTTGTCTTCGGATTCCATGCCTTCAGCGATTGAGCGACTTCCTTAATCTCTTCGGGATCGTTGTTCTTCCCGGCGTTATAGAGGCGCATCGCGTTGGGATCGTAGTTCTGGGACCATTGATTTTTGAAGGCCCGAATTGCCGGAATGCCGCCTGCCTTCACTGCTGCTTCTTGTCCTTGGTTGTAGAACTGAAGGCCGCTCACGCCGGCATCATTCACAGCAACCGCAGTCCGCAAGGATGCGGGCGTTTGTTTGATCGATCCCATTGCCGTCGCAGACGTGATCCGGCCGGCATCTGTGCTGACTCCCATCGCTTTTTCATTCGACTGCGTTTGCAGAGCGAGGAAATGCGAAATTTTGTTCGCGTCTGTAGCAAAATCGCCCCTAAGAGGAACGCCGATAGCTCCAGATAAGTTAGCCAATGTTTGAGCATTTGGGCCGGTAGGACTCAGCCAATTGCCTTTAGTTGAGTCCAAAATGTCGATAACTTGACGATTGTTGTAATGCTCGTCGGGAACCTGGGCGGCCGCCTGATTGACGGCGTTTCGATTTTGCTGGAGCGCAGCGTAGGATTGCTGCGTTTCCGTAGGAGGAATAACCTGCGGAGGAACTGGGGCGGAAGCACCTTGTACTGGCGCACCAGCAACGCTAACTACGGCACCATTGGCGTCCTTGGTGGTCACAATAGGATTACCACGTGCATCAGTTCCGGCAGTCTGCACCTGATCCGGGCCAAGCGTCAGCGGCGTAGCCGGACCCTGAACAGTTCCAGGCGCAGCGGCAGCCAGTGCTGGATTCCCTTGCGCGAGCGGAGCGACTGCACCGCCCGTGCTCACCATTGCAGCATTCGGGTACATGGCATCAAGTTGTTTCGATGCCGCCTGGGTCCGCAATAACCCCTGAGTGATAAACGCGTGGAGCACCTTCGGATCATCAGAGGGCGGCATCCCTGCCAAGGCTTGAGCGATCGCGCTAGGTGGTGCACCGGCATTCGTCAATGTACCGGCCAGGGAGCTAGCGATCTTTGCGCGGGTAATGTTTGGGTCTTGGAGCAGGTCGGTTGCCATTTGGGCAGCATTGGAGAGATGCGCCCGCATGTTTGCCAGTTGTTCGGTATTTGCTTGGGCTGCTGCCCCTGTCGCAGCAGATCCGGCTTGGCTGATTCTTGGCTGCTGCGTCTGAGTAGCGACATTGGCATTCGCTGTCGCACCTTGAGCATTCGCCTGTGCGGCCTGGACATCATAGGGAAGCGTCTGCTGCGCCCGCTGAAGCGCAACTTGCTGATTTCCGATGTTCAGCATGTTCCCGATGGTGGTCATCGCATTGGGAACCTGCGCGCTCAGGCTGATAGAGGGATCGATGGGCATAATCAGTTACCCTTGATATGCGGTGTCAAGACTGGTGACGGGTGCGGCCTGTTGTTGAGCCGGCACCCCCATACTGGAATTTGGATTCAACGAACTCAGATAATTCCAGCCAAGCGCATTCTGTCCGCCAGCGTTCAGTGCATTGGCAGATCCAACCGTCCCAGCAGCCTGAGCCGCCGCGCCGGAAGTGAGATAGTTGCTCGAAGCGTTTACCGCGTTCTGCCCGGCATTAGCAGTCGATTGATTTGCCGTCTGACCGAGACCGGCAAGATTCGACAGCCGATTGTAGATGTTCGTCTGGTTTGAGTTGTAGTTGTTGTACGCCTGCTGATAGGCGTTCTGGGCGTAGTTCTGTGCGAAGGTATTGACGCCTTGAAGGGCATTCCCGCTTACCAGACCGCCAGTAGAGTTGATCTGGTTTTTCGTCGCCCCAATGCCCTGGTTGAGCATGAAGTCGTAGTTCGGCGCGAGATTCGCGTTTAGGTCAGACGTGGTGAATTGGTGCGTCATCGAGGCCGGATCGCTCGATGGTAGAGAGGTGAGATTCGCCATCTGTCCCACGGCAGTTCCGCCGGCTTGTCGCCAGGGCGCTTGCTGTTGGTTGATGGTGTTGAATTCGCCGAGCTGCGCTTGTGAAGCGTTGTTCGCGGCGTTGGCCTGGGTGTTGGCGGCGCTTTTAGCTGCGCTTGATGCTAATGCGGCTCCACCGAGAGTGGCCGCCCCCATAAGCCATGTTCCTGCGGTTATACCAGCACTCATTCTGTGATCCTTTCCGTTGGGGCGAAGCCTGCCCCATTAACGCTCATTGCCTGCCGGTAATCTACGCAGATTTCATCGCCAACCTTGATTTCCTTGAGGGCTACAGCCATCAACGATTTATCATCTAGACAAACATATGCAACATTCGGGCGGCAGGAATGATTGATTAACCATCCTGCGGGAGTCCTTTTATCTTTAATTCTGATCGGCACTACACAGCTACCCATTTCAATATTTAAGGTAGAGAATGCGCCGGTTCCATGGATTTTTGAGGGGCCGAAAGTAACGCTAGTGACCTCTTCCGGCATTTCAATCCTATCGCCCTTGTTTTCCACAAGGTGATTAACGACCTCTTGGGTTAGATCGTATTCATCGAGGAATTTTTGATAGTCAGCGCGGTCTGCTATTGCCAATCCGTTCTGCGTCTGGACGTTTTCGCATCCGCCCATTAACTGCGCATTGGTAGATTCCGTTATCTCGAACATCAACTTATCAAGATCGCGCTCATCCCCGACGAGGTGATAGGTGGTCCATACGGTCGTCTCTAACGCGTACCCCACCCGCTTGGTCCCAGGCTTGGAAATGATGGTATGAGGGGCAGAAAGAGTCTTCATTCCGTCATCCGTCGAGACCATGATCGTGCCTTGTGAGATGGTGCATAGATGCTCATGCCTATGTACGGCACCGGTTAGCACAACCCCTCCAGGGATTGTCATTTCTCGCGCATAAATTCCGCCAGCGAAATAATGCCTCACAGGGCAATGCGCTTGCGGCATCGTGTTCAGCTCATTCTCAATAGCGTATATCTTGCCGAGTGAAACATCATTCGCGCAGATCGGTACTTCCATGTGCGTCAATTTCCTACCGGCGTCACATACATAATCGACGGCCCAGCGGCCGATCCGATCGCGCTAACGCAGAAGCCATTCGCCGGCACTTGAACCGTTCTCGGGACGGTCATTCCATGAGGGAGCATGAATGAATTGGGAACGGTCGGCGTACCATCTACCGGGAACGCCAGCGCAGGAGTGGCAGCCGTCGAGTTATACGGAGCAACAACAACGCAAATATCCGTCGCTCCCACATTCAGGAACTCGGCATAGTTATTTTGATCGTTCGATGAAGCCGGAACCCCGACTGCGGCGTGCTGGGCGGCTCCAACCGATAAGGCATATGTCGGCCCTGCCGGGCGAGTGACAATCGTAGTCATAGGGTGCTCACTTTGTTAGGGTCGTTACTTCCGCCAGGCTGGCGTAGCAAGAATTCGTGAAAGTTACCGGGGAAGGCGGCGTCTTTCGAGTGGTGCGTTATGCTCAGATTTGGGATGATCCACAAATCCGCGCCGGTATCGACCCAGTTACGCGAAAACGCGTAGTCCTCGCCCCACCATGTACCCTTGTGAGCGCCGTGATTAAACAGATCGATACTCGGGGAATATCTGGGCCCGTACATCAAATCAGGATAGGCCCGCATGAATCGGTCGATGCCTTCCTTGGTGACTTTCAGGAAGCCAGCGGGCACCTTGTCCGCCTTGACACATCCATCGTCTCGAAGGAATGGGGTGCCGTTACAGTTTGAAATAACGGCCCCCATGTACTCTTCTTCTTCCTTCTTGAATCGGTAGGTTCCTGCAACAACGTCGCCTTCGGTTTCGATCAGTGTCAATAAATCTTGTGGATTCCACGACAGATCGTAATCAAGATAAACGATAACATCGGCTTTAGCGTCGAGCGCTTTCCTGGTCATCGTTGCCCGAGCGGCAGATATATAAGGGCATCCCACTTCCTGGACGTACCCTTCTTCCCATCCCGCCGCGGTGATCAGCGGAATGCTGGCCTCTAACGCTTCAATGTACGGAGCGGTAGGACCAGAAAGCGACGGCGTGCAGAAAACTACCTTCTTCAATTAGGCACTCCCCTTCCAGGCACCGATGGCGGTGAGCGTGTTCATGATCTCCTGCATCGCCGCCAGTTGGGTCGCCCCAAACGAAGACGAGGTAGCGAGATTGGAAGACGCTTGAGCAGAGGATGCGCGTTGAGTCGCGGGAGTGGCACCGTAGAAGCCGACAGTGCTGCCGGAAGCTGTAGTCAGAGATGAGAGGTCCTTGACGATGCCTCCATCAATGTCAGCGGTGCTATCGGCAACACCAAGCATGCGGCCCATTACGCGGCACCTTTCCAGAGGCCAAGGCTAGTCAGGGTATTCATGATCTCCTGAATGATCGCAACCTGAGAGGCACCGAAGCTGGCCGAGGTGACCATGTTGGACGCCACTTGATTGGACGAGGCACGTTGAACTACAGGAGTCGCCCCATAGGCACCAACGAGGGACGATGCGGAAGTGCCCAGCGAATACGGGCTACCCGTACCGAGAGCGGGAGAACTGACCGATGAAGCAGGACCGGGATTTGCCATGTGAATCTCCTAAAAGAAAAAGCCCCGGTTAGGGGGCTTGGATTGTCATGCTACGTGCGCCCAAGATCGGCGCTTTCGGATGTTAGTTATCATGCCTTTGGACACCCCGAATCGTTCGGCTAGTTCGATGCCGGGTTCTGCGCTTGCTCGGATGTAACGCACTTTCTCTTCGTCCAGCTTGGAGCCTTTACCGCGCCGTGATAAGCCGCGATTGTGCCCATTGACGGACTCAACTTCCAAATGCGCCCAGGATACCTTTGCCTTCACGCTCCCAATGGTGGTAGCTGCAACACCATAATCAGCAGCAATCTGTGCATACGGCCTTGGATCGGCCAATATCTTAAGTGCATCCGCTTCGGTCAAAATGGCCTGTGGCGATAATTCACCTTTGGGAATGTTGTGACGATGCTTTGCGATTTTGTCTCGCATGTTATCGCCAGGAGTCCCTAAGAAGAGATGGTCAGGATTCACGCACCTCGGGTTATCACACTTATGGCAGACAAGCGCTTCTTTTGGTACGTTCCGCCGATTGTGGAGGGCCCAAGAATATCTGTGGGCCCGTTGGTACGGAACCCCGTCATATACACCTTTGAAGATTCCATATCCATCTGAGTCTGTCGCCGCAGCCCATATCCAACAATCTTCCGTCGGTTTGAATTGCAGGTTGAATCGTTCAGGAGCCGATAATCCAACCATGTTCCCGCTATGACTCATAGTGGAAAATGGTGAGCCGTACTTCCTATTGCGCTGGTAATGCTTATTGCACATCCCCAACGAGATTACCGGCAAGTTACACCCTTTACATCCGCATACGTCCATTTGCACATCCTCCAGAAGTGAGACTATATTCTAGCCTCATTCTGAAGAATATACAAGATCGCTTAAAACTAGCCAGCGATCCTACATGCAAGCTCGGGGTAGAGGGGAGCCCAGCCGTATAAAACGTCACACCTCGTCGGGATACTATCGTTGTTAATAGTATATTGTCGGACCAAACGAATACTCAGCCCCACATCCTTGTCGCTCGCCCGCCCAGCGAAATGCACGCCGTCAGGAAGTTCCAGGTCCGCCACGGCACAAGTGAATGCGTTGCGGTGCATGAGGATGTTCTGCGGGCTCACCGTACCGATACCCGAGACGCCGGCAGAGAACAGCGTCACAGCAGCAGTAGTGCTGACCGACTGGAAGCTCACGTTCTGGAACTGGCCACCGTAGATGATCGCCGGGGAAACGGTGACAACCATGGTGCCGTTGCCAGTACCCGTGACAGTCGAAGTAACCACGAAATTGCGGAGCTTGTTCGAGCCATACGCTTGGCGGTTCTGCGGATTGACAGCGAGGACGCCTGCGAGCTGGAACGTGTCGCCCTGGTTCAAGGTCAGCGTGGCACCCTGGGTCAGAGTTATGGTCGAGGTCGAAGCCCAGCCGGTTGCCAGCATGCCAGCCGCACCACTGGTATCAGCGGTAAGGGTCGAAGCCGCGCCGCCGGCCCACGAACCGAACTGCTGCGAGACCACGTTCTGGTCCATTTTCCAGTTCATGCCCGCGGAGTCGCGGCCCATCATCCCCTTGCGATACTGTTCGCTGATCTTCGTATCGGGCACAAACAGGCCCTTGAGCGAATCCACGATAGTCGCGGAGGTGAAGGGTTCGACAATCACCGAACGCCGGCCGTCACGCGGAGCGCCTTCAGCATCAAGATACGCCGCAGCAGTGAGGTACGTGATCAGCCCAGCAGGCGGAGTGCCAGGGGTGCCGACGATGTTCGCCACGCTGTTCTTCGCCATGTTCATGCCGTCGCGGTCCATCTTGTTGGCGATAGCGGCAATGCAGGGCTTCAGCACGCGATCGCTGAACGAGTCCAGAGACAGCGCCAGATCCTGAGTGTTGAACTGGGTATCGACGTGGAATTGCGTGGTCAGGACGACCGGGACAGAGGTTTCATTGAAATCCTCGACATTCAGGGCGGGTCCGGTAGAGCCGACGAAGCGGCCCGGGCGGCGGACGTTGACCGTATTACCGATCTTCGCGCCAGTGACGGCGAATTGATCATCGTAGTTGCGGTCGACTTCCGAGGTGAATGTGAGTTCGTTTTCCAAAACCATCAAAGCTTCGTTTGTGATCTTGGAGATGGTAAGCAGCGTATTAGTAGCCATGTGTGGCCTCCATATGAGTAAGCAAACAGTTCTTTGCCCACTGACGCGGAGCCTCACGAGGTGCTAGATCACGCTCTAGCCATCGAGTATTGCTGCGCCAGGATTGCCCTGGCGCGTCTTGCTACGTGTTCTTTACCGAATCTTCCCGGCCTGTCTCTTCGCTTTGTAATCGGCGTAACTCAGATTCTCGCCGTCCGAATTATCTGGGACCGAACCGCCCTTCAACGGGGTGATCGGAGCCGGCGCGGCTGAAGGTTTCGCAACGACCGGCGCAGGTTTCTCGACTACCGGATCAGGCTTCTTTTCCAACTGTGCTTCGATACGGCCCAGATAGCGCAATGCGCCCATCACCGTCATGTCGCGCATCTTGTCCGCCTCGTCCGGGTTCTTGGCGAGGTGATACAGGATTTGCGGGCCGAGATCGCTTTCGATGATGGCGTCCCGAATCTGGTCGGAAACGATCGCGGTGCTTTGGCTCACCACGTCATCAAAATCCGCAACCGATTCTTTGGTCTTGGTGATGCGGCTTGCCCAATCACTGGCGACCTTTGCCGCGCGCTCCGTTTCGGTTCTGGTGCGGTTTTCCTGCTCAATCTGCTGGCGCGTCTGTTCCCGCGTCCAGTCTTCCAGCGCAGTCGAATACTCGGTCATGTCCGTAAATTGCGCCGGATCGGGCTTCGTATTGGACTTGGGCGGCTCCAGTTTCTCCTTGAGCGCCTTAACTTCTGCTTCTAGCGTCCTGGCGTGATCCTGCGCTTCCCGCCGCTCATTGGCGAGGCGCTGCCAGCGCTCTTGATTCTCTTTCTTGCGCTTCTCTTCCTTCGTCAGTTCGGCCTGGGCGCCGGCTTCGGCTTCGATCTCCTCGGATGTCTTGACTTCCTCGACCTCAGGCTCTTTGACTTCCGCTGGATCTTTCGCTGTTTCGTCGGCCTTGTCGGCAACAACCGGATCAACGACCGGATCAACTGCGGCCGGCGCTTCCTTCGTTTCAATCCCCATCGCCTTCGCATTGAACGCGGCGAGGGTTTCACCAGTTACTAATGTCGATGCTTGACGGTCATCAGCCATGAGGTGCAAATCTCCATTGATTCCCATTGACGTGCGGGCCACGGTGTAGAAGCGCTCTACGGGCGTAAAAAACCGGCTAGCGGCCGGCTGTCTTGAAGCGGGGTGAAATCACGAAGCCAGTTTTACCGGACTCCGAAAGTGCCTTACAGCCCACGCAGCTCCAACTAGCGCCTGGGCGGCTTGCTGCTTTTGCTGCATGTTCGTTTCGTTGGTCGGGATCTGGTGCAATGCTTCCCATTTGTCGTAAAAGTCGCGCAGCATGCGCAGTTCTATATCTTCGTCGTTCATGGAACCTCCATGATGGTGGGCCGGCATACGCTTCCGGTGGGCGTTAAACTGCGTTTTCTATGGCCTCTTCTTGAACATCACCCTTTGACGCTTGGTCGATATGAGACAGCAATAGCGCTAGATGCGCCCTAATCTCTTCAACATCCATCGCCTTCTTGTAGCCCAGCGCTGCATCATGCGCCCTAGTCGTTACCTGGCTCTCGACATCATGCCGGCGCGTGCGCTCTTCGCTATCGATGTCATGCGCCTTGACCGTGAGCCGCATATGCTCTCGATTCGTCTCTGCAGCCTCTTCCATCTGCTTCAGGTCCGAACGCGCCTTCAGCGTCTGCTCTGCGGCTTGAAGCTGCTGTTGAAGCTGTTGAACCATTTGCTGCATTTGCTTCATCTGCATTTGAATAGCAGGCGGAATATCGGACTTCTCGTCAATCTGCGCGAGAGGATTCTGCGCGGCGAGACGGTCGGCGATCACCTCGGAGCCGGGGAAGTCGCTGTTCCTGAAATAAAGATCTCCGATAACCTTCATCAGTTCTTCGTTCTGCATCAGTGGGGCCATTGCATCGACAGCCTCTTGGCGCTTCGAGTTGTAACCCGGGCCAGTGTCCATAATCACGTCGTACTGGCCGACCGTGACGTTGTTCTCGATCACCTCACCTTCAGCCGTCGTCTTCCGGCCATTGATGATAATCATATCGGGCTGCCCATCATCCCCGATGATTCGGCTCTCGCGTTCCTGGTCGTATATCTTCGGCACGAGATCAAGAATAATTCGCCCGGTGTGCTTGATCGAGCGCGTCAGGTTGTCGTAGAAGTGGAAAGTTGAGTTATCCGACTGCTGCTTCTCGGCGTTCAGCGCCTTCCCGGACACATTCCCGTTAATTCGCATCGCGGGATCATTGACGCCGATCACCTCTCGGAGGTTTCCGGTAGCCTGCTGAAGCGCTTGAAGCATCCCGACAGGAGGCGGCTCTGGCTGCAGCCGCTGCGGAGGTGGGGCGGGTTGCTCCATCAAGTCGGTCTGCTTGTAATGCAAAGTGGCGCGAGAAGATTGATTCGCTTGAGCCCATTCGTTCTCAAATCCTTCATCCTGCCCTTCGGCCATCAGCCATTTAGCCTTCGGAGCAAGCGCAATAGATTCAGTCGCCGCGGTGTTCCAGTAATTCACCATCCGTGCCGGGTCTTTGCCGAACTTGACAATCCCGAATCTGTGACGCTTCGATCCGATGGTGACGACGTTTCCATAGGTCGGGATCACGGGAATCCATCGCCCCGGCCAGATACGCTCTTCCAGCGTCTCCATTGCTGTGACCTTGGCCCACTTGACCTGTCTCTTGAATGAATCCCGATCTCCGACCACTGTCAGGCCGGCGCGCTGCAATATCTCAGGCGGAGGCAGATCGCTCGCCCATAGCGTTTCCTTGTTCGATAGCATCACCAGCTTTGAGCGAACCTGATCGATCTTGAAATATTCAGCGACCCGGACATCCTCTTTGGTCAGCCATTCAGACGCATCATCGCCTGCCCCGGAAAATTGGAAATTGCTGCCATCGTCCGCGCCGGGATACTTCCGCTTAAACTCGTCCTTGGTGATGAAGTCGCTGATCAGGCACTTTTGCTGATCTGAGCCATCAGGGAGGACTGAATTGGGGTCGAAATACACTGTAAAGGGGTTATCAATCGACTGGATGTAGATGTCCTGGTCGAACGAATCCTCCCGGACATAATCTGTGACAACCCGCCAATAGCCCCAGCCAATCTTTACCGCAAAGTCAAAAGCAGTGTCATAGGCAGTATCAGCATCAGAATTGACCTCGATATGCCTGACGAGCCCCTCGATCACGTCGGCAATCTTCTTCTGTGCGAGACTCGAAACGGCATGAACCTTGATTCTCGGGCGCTGCTGCCGCTGCTGGTTGGAAATTTGCCGACAATAACCGTCCATCAGATTGACTGTCAGACACGGGCGAGCTTCCAAGGCGCGGGAATTCTGCATTTCGGCGGGCCATTGCTCACCCGAGACAAAACGCAGGTCGGCCAGCCCTTCCTGCCTATTAGTGCTCTCCGCATCATTGGAGAGCCGGAGGAAGTCCCGCGCTTCGTCGATCAGGTCAGACATTCTTGCGCTCGTACTTCCGCTTTACATGGAGCACCGGACGCGCTGCCGGCTCTATCACCTGCTCAGGCTGCACGTCAGGTATAAACACCTTCCCGGAGACGATAGAATCGGCCCCCGTGAAGTCGCATGGCGTTCCCTTCTCATGCGTATGACCGCAGAGCATGCACGGCTTCACGGGCGCAATTTGACCCTTCCCGGAGACATCAGCGCGAGCGGCGATCATCTCGAAATACGAGAATGCGTCCATTGGGTTCCTTGAAATGAAAAAACCCGCCGGAGCGGGTTCTGTGAGGGTGGGCGACGGATTAGTTAGCCATCCATCCCTGCATATTGTTGCCGTATGTGTTTTCCCGTGGAGCGCGTTTCTTCTCTCTACGCGGATTAACAATCCCTGGAAAGAGTTCAGTCAGCCCCCAGACCAGCGCATCGGCCCGGTTGGGAGATCCTGCCCCGATATAGCCAATGGTCGAGAAGGCGGACAGCTCGTCTTCAAGTTCCGAGAAATACCCAACATGCCGAATCTTCCCTTGCTCGTAAAGGGGTTCAAACGGCTCAGCACGAACCACCTTCCCTCTCGACGCTGTGACCATCTTGACGGTCGTTCTCGGGCGAGTGGCCTGAATCACCGACTGCACCATCGCCCCACCAAAGTTGCTCTCGGCCACGATTAGATCAGCTTGGTGGCGCTCAAATGCGGTCGTGGCAACATTCCCCCATACTGAAGGGGCCGCCTTCACGGTGCAGTCTTCCAGGACGTAAGCGTTGCCGTCCGTCCCTAGTCCAACCACTACAATCCCAATAGCGTCATTGTCGGCGTTGTCCGTATCGCCAGACCCTGACGGATCGACTGCGACCACGATCCTTTGCATGTCCGGTAGCTCCCCGGACACATGCCTCCACTTGTCTATAGTCTCTTCTGAAAAGAGCGCATTCGGGTTCTCGTCAGCAAATTCGCCCTTAAGAAACCGTTTCTGTAACCGGACAGACAGCCCCTGCAGCGTCGAAATATAGGTGGACGGAAGATTTTCTGCATTGTCCTCAGGGTTCATTTGCATGTGCGCGTAATCACCCGGCTTCTGAAGAGAAACCTTCGTTTCCGGGTCAATCTTCTGAACGAACATCTTGTAAGTCCAGTGCCCTTTCCCCGGAGGATTGCAGTCGTAGTACATCTTCAGGGACAGCGTAGCATCAGCCTTATCCTTGACCTTGACCGAACAATTCTGGGCTAATCGAGTCACCGCAGTGTCTCGGCTCCCCTTCGGGATCTGGCTGCATTCGTTGAGGTAGATCGTCGCAAACTCTGTACCGAGAATCTTCTCGGTGCGTTCTTTGTCATCCAGGCCGCCGAACCATATCTGCGAGCCGTTCGGGAGATGAGCAATCCAGTCCTGCTTATCTAGCTTGTACTCAACGTCCGGGAAACAAAGGCTCATCACCTTCGGGAAGGTATCGAGCACAATCGACGCTTTGCAAGCGTTAAACCTAAACCTAAGAATCACATGTCGGCTCTTCGGTGCCTTGACTGCCCGAACACAAACGGCCCGAACCAAGAGAAACGTCTTGCCGCTTCTACTCCCACCGAACAGCATGATGTGCTGCGCGGGCGACGCCAAGAGCCGATTGGCTTCGTTTTGCTTGGTGGTGAGCTTCATAGCCCCAGGTCGGCGTCCGTCATGGCTATCAGGAAAGGTGCGCCGTTCTTGTTCCCGTGTTCCACCTGGGCCAACTTGGGATGAACGTATGGCGCGGCAGCTTTGGCGGCATCCATCCGCGCCTCCCGGTCTAACCCTTCATCCCGCAGGACTTCGAGCATGTAAGCAAGCGGTGTTAAGCCAGACTGCTCAATCTCTGCCACCTTCTTGGCTGTCGCCTTATTGGGCGTCCCTTTTTGACGGCCTCCCTGCCTCACTCCTTTAGGCGATCCCTTACCAGCCATTGCTATTTGATCGCTATTTCAGCAATCACGCTGTCACCGCCAACCCGCGATTCACCGCATTAGCCGCATCTACCATCGCCTGTTCGCATTCCTCGAAGCGCTTGTTCGCGGCTTGCTGCTCTTCCCATGTCCTCGCGTTTTGAACAACCGATCGAGCAAAGGCCAGATCCCGAGCCGCAGACTGAATGCGCTGGGAGATTTCGGGAGGGATGTTCATTACGCCGCCTCTAGTTCCGGCTGGACAATCCCGACCACATCCGGCTCGCGGATCATCTGGTAGTCTTCGCCGCCGTCCCGAATAACGGGCCAATCGAGATAATCACCGTTACCGTACCGCACGGTATCGCCAGCCTTGACGGCCATCGGCTGAGGGTTTCCCCGCTTGTCCGGGAGTCCAGGACCAACCGCGACAACTATCCCGAGATTGTACTTTTCGCCAGAAATGACGATGAGTACCTTAGATTGCTCACGGGGAATAGGCTTGACGACGATGTAATCACGCATGGGGCGGATCATTTACTTGGCACCTCCGGTAACGGATTGGATTGCTTTAACCTGGGCGGCAGCTTCGCGCTCGGCGGCTTTGATGCGGGCTTTGTCGTTCTGGATCTCTCGGGCACGTTGAAGGGTGTTCAGGTCGTCCCTGGCGCGCCAGCTTTCATCGACGCAAGGGGTAGCGATAGACTGGCGCCGGGGAGCGGCCTTCTTTGACATGGAACCTTTGGAAACGACAATTTTAACGGCCATGATGCCTCCTAGCGCTTCTTGCCGAGCTTCTTTTCTGCCTTGGCAACAATCTTCTTTTCCTCGGCCTTTGAGATATTCCCGGCTTTCTCGGAATGCGCAGCGCCGCTTATAGCGTTTCGTGCGTGAGACTTGTTCTCAATCGGGAAAGACTTGCCGGGACCGGCGAATTCCTTTCCTGGGATCTTGCTGCGCTGTTTCGTTGTGAGTTTCATTTTTCCTCCATCAACAAATATCTCTTGCAATACGCACAACGTGCGCTATACTGAAACTGTCATCAACGAACAAGGAGCAGCGAACATGCAAGTCATCATCGCATACGGAGTCCTAACTACCGACCATGCCGCCTCATCTTACGGCCAGCCCGTTTTTATTGCCGGCGGAATCGCGCACGGCCAAGCCGATATTGTCGATCTGGGTGAGGATGCCATTGACTTTCTGCGTTACCAGCCCGCGGCGAAGCTTGTCGAATCTGCTTACTTCCTACGCCCCGAAGATTTCTCCGGCGCTGAATATGCCTTGATCGCCAAGTTTTGCGGTCTCAATGCCGCCGTATAGGGCATCCGACATAATCGCCAACCCAACCCCCGCCGACATCCGCGCCGCCCGCGAGGCTTCCGGCCTCACTCAAGCCGCCGCGGCGAAGCTCATCGGCGCCACTACTCGGGCCTGGTCGGCATGGGAGAGTGAATCCCCATCCTGCCGGCCGATGCCTTGGGCGAAATATGAGCTTTTCCTGATTCTGTCGGCCCACGGGTCGGTCATCGCGCCAAGGCGGTGACTGCGAAATCTTGCCGAGTGACCGCGTCTCGGCGACCCTTGGGCGCAGGCTTGTGGCCGGCTGGGCGGATTGTGGGGTTTATAAATCCCCGAAATTGTCTTGGCTGCGCAGAATTCCCGCTGCGTCGGTCATCGCCTGCCTTTCGGCCCCATCCGGCGCGGATGTCGGGTCGCCTAAAGTCGCCGCGGGGCGCGATTGCTGGCCTTCCCTGTGTGTGCCGCTCCACCGGCATAGCTTACCGCCGGCTCTTCGTCGCCTGCCCTGACTGCGGCCAATCCGGCGCGGATGAATTCCGGCTCCCGGCGTCCTGGCTGCCCGTAGGCAATCGTCAGGATACCGGGGCCAGAAATGAAAATCCCCGCGACCGTTAGGTGGCGAGGATTGGTGTTCTTCAGGGCGAGTTCTTCCATTAATTGGGAGTGGGAGCATCTCGTTTCCGGCTCACAGTCCGGCTTTATCCCTCTACAGGCTTTATACGCTCAGATTTTGAAGGTGTCAATCGGTTGTAACTCCTGGGTAGTGTCTCAGTTTGAAATACCTGTTCGGATGATCATTAAATAATGCGAACAATCGGGTAGGGGACAGGGTTGCCCCTGTCGCCCTCCCACACCACCGGACGTGCGGTTCCGCATCCGGCGGTTCATTGAACACACAAGATCACTGCCAGCGCTCAAATGACTAGCCAGTTTCCCATAATCGACTTTTACACCACCAAGATGATGCTGAAAAAGCTTATCTAAATAAGCACCATCGATGAAGATTGCGCAGCGATCCATTTACTATTCCCCCAAGTCATAAACAACGGGCCGATGAAGCACTCGCTTCATCGGCCCTATATGCTGACCCGACATCCGTTTGAACGCCGGGGAGGATAACAACCCTTAATCCGTTAGAACTAAGGGGAAGATACTTTGCAGACTTTAACACCGCCAACATATTTTTGCAAGACTTCATTTGGTGCGATGCGCACGCTCTTTGATGCTCAATCTGCAAGCTTTGCGATTTCCTCAAGAGTCCACACATGTTCTGAAATTCCCGCTTCCATCGCAGGTGTCACGCGCAGGGTCTTGTGAATGCGCCCAAAATTATAGTGCATGAAGTGCAGCGCCACGGCATGTTCTAGGTTCTCTATCTTCTTGCTGAATCCATTGGTCAGCCGCGTTAAGCGGCGCATGCTCATCCGCATGGTCAAGTTCTGGCGCTCGACGTAACTGGTTGAGACCTCCTTCATATCGGGATCTCCCTTGATGGTGCGTTTCTCAGCCCTCACAAAACCAGCCGGGCTGTAGCGGCGACCGTTCGATGGGCCAAAGTTAGCGCTGGTGACCAAATCGAACCAGATGTGGTCACGGAAGATGAGGTCATAGAGCCAAGTACTGAGATGCCTATTGCCAGGTGGCGAGGCGCGCTAAACATTGTTGGCATGGAAGTCCCGTGCTACGTCCTTGACAACGGCACGAAGATAATTGGGCGTACTTCGGCAACAGAACTTTTAACCGGGATAAAAGGCGGTGGGGCGCTCGAGAAATACATAGGCGTAAAGGCACTAGAACCATACATAAACAAAGAGTTAGTTCTCGAGCGACTTATTCCATTTCGCCTCCTCGAAGTTGAGGGTCTAGAGAAGGCAGTGAAGGGATTACCTGCCGATTTGATGATTGAGATTTGCCAGGGATTTGTTGCCGCCTTGCAAGCATCGTTTGACCCGGCGTCAGAAACCAAGATGACTGATCGCCAACAACAGATGGCAATCAAAGCAAGCATGTTTTTGTCTGCTTGCGCCAAGATTGGGTTAGAAGCACTGATAGACGAAGCAACCGGCTACCAGTACGAGCGAGCAGAAGATGCGCTCCAGGTAAAACTTCGGGCATTTATTGCAGATGAGTTGCGCGCATGGGAAAAAACATTTCCTGACGAGCTTTGGGTTGAGTTTGGGCGGCTCACAGGATGGAAAGGAACGCTGCATAGTCGGCCAAAGTGGTGGGGTAAGCTGGTGATTGAGATGATTTACGATACTCTAGATCCTGACGTGGCTATATACATCAAGACGCATAAGCCGCCCATGGGAGTTCGTTGGCATCGGCAACTTACAGAAAATGTCGGGGCCAGACAGCTTGTATCGCGATGCTATGAAGTTATTGGCATGGCAAAAACCTGCCAAGACATGAGGGAGCTACGTGACAAGGTTGCAGAACACTACGGGAGGCATCCCGTGCAATTCAGAATGTATCTCCCAAGACGAGAGGACTCCTAGCTAAAGGCAGCTATTCGCTTTCCTCTCGAGAAGCTGCCCACCGCGCAGTCGCTGCCTTCTTCGCAATCTCTGACCGCTTTTCAGCGGTCAGTTTTTTTGCTCGGGCCGCGCCGCCCTTCAATCCGCCAAGCCGACCGAGCGCAACCGCAGCCGGGTTCTTCTCCGGCTGTTCCAGCTGCGCGGGTTCCTCTCCCGTGGCCTGATCTACGATGGATTTTGCTAGTTGGCTGAGGTCTAGCCGACCTTTGCTTGAGCGTTTAGGCATGGTGCTTTGAGTATGCACATGCGCCATCCACTCGTCAATCTCAGTTATTTTCAAACTGAGACACTACCAACTCCTGCCAATCGGCCACCAGCCTTTCGCTCTCGACTCATCAATGGCCACACCGCGATGGTAAATAATGATGCCAGACCTGTCCTGAGCAACAATCATCGTTGTATGGCAGTCATCCAGTTGAGCCCCATCACGCATCAGAACAACGATTCTACGTCCTGGACCTGGACGCTGATGCATCGGATTCAGTCGAATCGGCTCAGGCTTACTCATCCGTCAATCTCCCAATTTCCGCCCAGCATCCCCAACCGTCTCGCTATCCCGCGCGCGCGCCCACTTTAACACCTGCTCATATTTCCGCGCCCAGGCGTGCCAATTATCCCTCGGCACCCCAGCAGCTCGCGCCCGCTCCGAATCCGTCCAGCGATGCACGCCGACCCCTCCGCAGGCCGGGCAAACCTGCCTAACACCATCCAAACGCTGCTCAGACGCTCCTTTGCATGACCGGCATTGCCAGTGCATCACCTCCAGGATTGCGGCCGTGGCGAGCCATTTTGACGGCTCCATCGATAGGCGCATGGACTGCCGAGCATGGCGAGCCAGGATGAGGATCGCCCGACGCAGCGCATTGACGTCATAGTCCTTGGCGCGCATCAAGTCCGAACCGATACTACTTGCTCCGGACAGTGCCGCGACATACTCGACGGAGCGGATCTGCTCGTCCTTGGCGCCCAGGTCAGAGGTGACACAGCTCTGTGCTAATATTTCAGGGAAACCCATCACGTCCTCTCTTTCGGGTAAATTTTATCGGCCACGGTGATCAATTCCAGGGCAAGCGGTTCTGGTAAATCGGGATCGTTCAGATCCACAAAAAAACACCGGCTATGCCGGTAGAGTCGCCATCTCACGTTGTAGGCGAAATAGGGTTGGTTGATGAATGGCGCCAGGGCGCAGCGCGGAGGCTTGGGCGAATTGCCTGACTTCATGCAACCTCCGCAGGATCGAGATACCAGATCGGCATCCCGCGCTCGCCGGCAAAGGCAATCTCTTGCTTGATGCCTGCGCTTTCCAGGAAGCCAGGAAGCAGTAGGACGCAAAGCTCGTCCGCTTTCGCCAGCCAGGGAAGGTCTTGCGCCATCCAGAATTTCCCCGACTGTTGCGCGTCGAACCCATGGATTTCGACAGGGTGAGAATGGGCAATTGGCGAGAAGACGAATAGCCCTTGGCGCATGAGGTGAGCGGCTGCGCGGCAGGCGTCTATCCAGCGCTGGTGACGGATGGATTCGCTGGGGTGACTGTAGGGGCTGCCGAGATAGACCAGCTTGCTCACGAGATCACCTTGTAGGCGATGATGTTCTTCCAGTCAGCTCCATCATGATGCCTCCAATCCCATATGGACGCCCGCCTTGTTTTAGTGCTCACTTCTCCGCTAGCAAATTTCACGGAAACATTCGGGTCACCGGAAACAGGGCATTCCCCGCCATTCCACTCTATCCAGCCATCGGCCGCCGGCTCATCATGCACTGGGATCGGGCCGAACGAATCCGCAAAAGTATCGACCTTCCGCCCCAGCACCTCGCCGAGCTTTTCGAGGTAGTGCTGGGC